AGATTAGGGATTATAGTTCAGTTGTAAATGATTGGAAATTTTATTGTTATTCAAATAATTATAAGAATACAAAACAATATATTAATTGTATATTACGACGCAATCATTTTAAGAATATACCATTAAAAATATCAGATAATATGGAATATATAGAATATATTTATAAAAAATTAGAAAATGAAAGTGTTATACCTGGAATACCATTTCATAAATATAAACAAAAAGAAAAAAAACTATATCCATATTATAAAGTTGGTAATATTATGAAGTTTTTTAAAAAAGAAATCGATATAGAAGAATACCCTAAAAGAAATCTTACAAGAGGGTTTTATTAATTACTTAAAGAGAACAGATAATATTAATAAAGATGAGTTCTGATACATCGACTTGTAAAACTTGCCAGAAAGAGTATGAGAAAACAAAAGAAAACTTTTATACAAGTAAAGGTATTTTAAAAACTAATATTTGTAAAGCTTGTAAAATACTAAAAAATAAAAAGTATCGAGATAATGTAGATCATAAGAAAGAATATCAAAAAAGAAAAGAACAGATGAAGGATTATTATATTAAGAAGAAGAATGAAATTATTAGTTGTGAGTGTGGAACTAATGTATCTGCTTTATATTTAACAAAACATAAAAAAACTCTGAAACATCATACAAGATTGGAAAAAGTAATTCAAGAATAATCCTCATGAATACGTTCTTTGTAGTAATCAATAAGTTTTTGATTCTTGTCATAATCTAACTTATTTACTACAAAATGTACATAGTTCTTATCACTCTCATATACTTCTGCATATGTTTTATCTCGATATTTCCCAAACCTATAAGTATAGTCTCCAATACACTTTCTGAACTTATTATCTTTATTTTGAGATTCAATAAATTTATTAAAAGCTTCCATTTTATAAATTACATAATATTATTAATTTATGAAATAGACGCATATATTAAAATCTATTTATATATTATAATGGATCAACAAACATATTTTAAAACCAGAAGAGAACACTTTACAAAAAAAGCAAAAAAAACATTACATGGTGAAGATATATTATTACTTCGTTCCTTGTTAGAAGAACAAGAAAGAATTAAGAACATACCTATTCAAAAAAACACTCTTACAATTCAGGATATATCAAAACGAAAAATAAAAACAAAAAAACAAGTAATTGAAAGACCTAAAAAATTTCTTAAAGAAAAAGTAAAAAAAGAAGACCTTGTATTTGCAGAAATGAAAAGAGAAACTCCTATATTACCTAAACCTTCTATACTTGAACAACAAAGAACAACTATAGAACAAATTAAACAAAGACATATAAAAATTATAGGATTTCGTAACCCAAAAATAGTTGATGTAAAACATGCTGATGTTTCTCATTGGTTTCAAAAAAAGAAAGGTTCTGGAAAACATATTACAAACCCTATAAAGAGAATTTAGAAAAATTTAGTAATAGTAGCCATCGATATATCAAAAGATGTTATAGGATCAGCTGTAGAATATAATAATGATAACGTATTATCGACAGTAGTATCAAATGTTGTATTATTTGTTGTATTAATACCAAATCCTTTTTTAACATCTGTTGTATTGAAATAAGTGAAATCTCCATTTGTTGCAATAATAGCAGTTGTTGATGTTCCGATTTGTCTAATTATAAAGTCTACTTCTAATTCCCAAAATCTCGGCCCAGTTGAACCATCTATCTGTATAGAAAATGTAGCAAATTCTATAAGATTAGTTGCAGGATTTGGATCAGCAGGATTATAATTTGAACCTATTCTAAAATCAATAATTTGATTATTAGCAGATGGTGTTAATTCTCCTCCGATTTTGAATGCATATAGACTACCATTAGAAAAACTATTAGCAGGAACAACACGAGAACCATATGATGCGCCAAGTGTCAAAACATCTGTTTCCGCAGTTATTCCAGAGAAAGAAAATCCACCAGTGTTCGAATAGACACCTCCTGATGGTTGTATACCATTAATTTGATCCAAACCAATAATATTATTACCATTTAAGTCTAAATCATTTTGCATAAAAACAGATGTAGAAGGAGCATTCGCAGATATAGTATCCGTATTAATATCTGTAGTCTGAACATTAGTAACTCCTTTTATTTCGTATAAACTATCAAGATTTAAATTAGTATTTACATCTAAGTCAGGGGATATACCACTATTTAGTACTGTTGTTGAAGTTGTTCCAGTATCTACATTTGTAGCAGTTAAAGTTGCTACATTACGAACATCGTATAATGTATCAAAATCAAGATGAGCATTTACATCGACTTCTTGTGATTTGAAATCTGTCGAATTTAAAGAAGTAGTTTGTATATTACCCCCTGCTAAAATATCATTACCAAATAAATTTACATTATTATTAAATTTTACATCTCCTGTTGTATTGGTTGATATTTCATTTGTTTTTGTTTCTAATGTACTAATACTAATATTAGCATCAACATTATCTACATCAACAATATCATTTTGTCTCATTCGTAAATTATTTTCTACTTGTATTTCTACAGCAGGAGGATTAGCAAACAAAGTATCAATCACTAAATTATTACCATTTAATATATTATTACCATTTAAATCAAGATCTCCTGTCATAGCAACACTACCATCTTTTAAAAATACATCGGTATCTACAAATGAAGTTTCTGCTACAAGACTACCATCTGTCGCATCATATTTAGCAAGTTTTCCAAGTGTCACAGGCTCACCTCCTGAGTACTCAATTCCTGATGTCCCAGAGCCTGACACCCAACTTACCTGTCCATTTCCATTAGATGTTAATCTTTGAGAAGGTAGTCCATGATCAGGTAATGATGAGAGGTCAATAATATCTCCATTTTGTGCCTTGAATTTTAAATTTTCTATTTTACCATCTTCTTCTAATGTTATATCATTAGTAAAAATATCATACTTAGGATTTGCGTCTTCATTAATAAGATGATTGATACTCATTATACTATATATTCTATATAATATAATAAGATATTTAATTTGATAAAAAAACATACAATAAAATAATAAATGTATTAAGTTATTTACTGATGACTAACAAAGGGAACAGCAGAAACCCAGTTAGGTGTTACATCATCTCCTTTGTTGTATTCAAAGATAAGACGAGAACCATCAGATTTTCCATACAAACGCCATTTCTGAGAGAAATACATATACTTGTTATCCCCTGGGTTTGCATCGTCATGTTGAATTCCAAATCCACCATTAGCACCATCATGAGGCCGGTCTTGAAGTTGTTGAATATCTCCATCGTGTCCGTCCAATCTTCCAACATTCTCTTGATGTTCTCCGTCCTGTTTAGATTTTTGGTCGTCCAATTCTCCTTGTAAAGCACCTTCAGCACCTTCTGCTCTTGCGGTTTCATCAGCTAATCCAGTATTTAATCCTGCTACATCTCCGTCTAATCCATCAAGACGAGAAACATTAGCATCGTGTTCGCTTTGCTGTTTTCCTTTTTGAGCATCCAACTCACCTTGGATTCTTACTCTGTCGGCATCCGCATTTGATTTATCACCAGCCTGTTTTGCTTTCTGAGCATCTAAATCACCTTGGATAGCAAGATCAGCTGCCTCAAAATCGGCACGATTAAGAGCTTCTGCGGCTTCCGCTCTGGTTTTTTCATCAGCATCAGCTTGAGCGAATTCAGCACGAATAGCCGCACGATCGGATAAAGTAGTTTCTGTTTCCGCTTCAAAATGAGTAGCGATGTTAATCAAAGCTTCAGTTGCATTTTCCGCAATAGTGGATTTTGCTTCAGGGTCAGATCGAAGAAATTTAGGGTTAGGAAGACCGAAATACAAACCATCACCGCTAGTATTAAATGTACCTAAAGCACTTCTCGCTTCATATACTTTATTATCAATAATATTGACGTGAGTGGCTAATGTAGGTTCTCCAGTAGCACCATCGTAATAATGGTTACCAGCATCAGCAACATATTTATATCCTAATTCTCCATATGGTTCAGTATTATCTGTACCAAAAGAAGCGTATTTAATTCCAGCAGCTTCAGCACTCTGTGCAGCGTTATCAGAAGATTGACCAACAGAAAGAGCATCAATATTTGCCTGTAAAGTAGCTTCGGCACCTTCAGCACGAGCTTTTTCATCATCAACCTTACCTTCAATTCGTGCCTCTTCTGCTACAGCACGAGCTTGTTCAACAGCATCAGCAGAAGCAAAATCAGAACGAACAGATGCGTCTTTTGCGTTAACATCAGCCTGAAGAGCATCCTCAGCAGCCAAAGCACGAACTTCTTCAGCAGAAATAGCATCAGCATTTACTTTCACCTGAGCATCTAAAAGTTCATCGGCACTCTTGAAACTAGTAGCAGTAACAATGTAGTGAGAAGCCTGAGACTGTTGGTATTGTCCAACAGCATTAGTTCCCAAAGCAACCTGTGTAGTATCAACCTCGCTCTGTAAAGCATTTTCAACACCTTGAGCACGAGAAATCTCAGCAGCAAGATCAGAAGTTAAAGTTGCTTCAACACCAGTTGCTCTTGCTTGTTCGTCAGCAATAGAGGTAGATAGAGCATTGATTTGTTCTACAAGACCACCAGCAACACCAGAAGCGGTTAAATAATCTTCAAGCTCTTTGAATGTATCCAAAGCAGTAGAAGCTCCATCAGTAAGTTCTTGTTTAGCCTGTGCGACTTTATCATCGACGTATGCCTTTGTAACACTATCAAAGTCTGTAAAGTCAGCAACAGCCTTCTGAAGTTGAAGGCTGTAGAGTTCCATAGACGAAAGTTGTTCAGATCCAAAGTTAAGAGTAGCGGACATTTTGTTGTATTATATATATACTTGAGATTTTATTTTTGGATCTGTAAGAATATTATTTATAATGAATTTATATATGAAATATGTTTTTGTGTTCGTTCGTGTCGTGCTTTTTGACTACCTGTATATTTACCTCCACATACACAAGAATGTTTTTCTCGTCTTTTTTCATTTAATTTATCTTTAATATGAATATACTTTTCTCGTCTTTTTTCATTTATTTCATCTTTAATAAGAATATATTTTTCGTTTCGTGTTTGTTGATATTGTTTTACTTTATCTAAATTATTTTTAACCCACTCTTTATGTTTTTCTTTTCTAGTATGTTCGCGTATATAGAATGCATTTTTTTTATTTACATTTTTAGTTTTAGAAATCCATAATTGTTCATATATACATAAATGTTTTGTATCTCTTTGATGTTCTCTCCATACTTTATAATCTTTTATTTTAACCATTTTAAAATTATCAATTCCATATTTATCAAAATAAGGGTGTATAGATATTTTATGATCTTTATTTTCTTTTGTTCTTTTATATTTACATTTATGTTTAGACCATCTCTGTTTTAATGTTGTAAATGTAGAACCAATATATTGAATATTAGGTTCAGGTAAGCAAATAATTCTGTAAATTGTTCCTGTAGCAATTGGCATATTTTAAACTATATACTATATAGTATATATATTGACGTTGTTTATACCATTTACAATACTTCATAGGTAATATAAGAATGTTGTTGTAATTCAAAATTACCTTCATCATTAAACTCTTTTTTAATATAAAATTTAATTGTATCACCTATATTGGCATCAACTACTAGATGGTCAAGTATTTTATTAAGAGCATCATATTTATCAAATTCTCCAAATTTTTCATTATACACTTCTTCATCATTTTTCATAACTTTAATTCTAAAAGGTAGATGTCCTGTAGCATTTATATACTTATAATAAAAGCACATATGAACATGTACAAGTTGATCTACTTCTATGAACTGAAATGAACCATCTCTATGAAGTGGTAAAATGATTTCTGTCCATTCGTCATGTTTCCATTCTATCAATATAGGATTTTTGTTTAAGAATATATCTTTTTGTAATGCAGAAACTCCTGTACTCCATTCTAAATTACCTTTACCATCGGAGACAATAGATGTTCCAGGAACTCCAACAGAACCTAAACTATGAAAATCAATTGTTTCTACTTCGTTTAATTTTAACGAAAGTTTTTTTGTATTAGTATGATTTATATGAACATCATATTTAGGTGTACATTCTTCAAATATTAGATGATTAATACTCATTGTATTATATTTTTAGTATATAATATAATGAGATTTTTTAATTAAAAGTTTTTAGTGTTTTATATGAATAAGTGTATTAAAAGTTTTTAGCGTCGGCGTAACAATGAACCCCCCACGGTGCGACGAGTTGCTCGGCTCTCTTCGGCAGGAGCAGGCATAGGAGCAGGCATAGGAGCAGCTGCTGGAGCAGGAGCCATACCAGAATGAGACATAGGGATAATAGAAGCCATAGAGTCAAGGAACGATTTACCTTTAGCAACGTCCATGTGATGCTCAGGCATATGATGTCCCATACCAGCAGCAAGAACCATCGAAGGGCTTAAATTTCCAAGAGAAGATCTAGCAGAGTTTTGAGAAATACTAAATGCTCCAATGTTGTAAAGAACCATGTAGAAACTAGCGGTGTAGTCATCATTAGAAACATTTTCAAATTCCACGTCAACCTGGCAGGTCAGAGATCCTTGTACACCAGGCGCCATACCTGAAGGCAATCCAATATCCTTACCAAACTCAACCATAAGAACACTACCACGATGCTGAGACCATTGAGGCCACGAAAGGTTGCATCCATTGCGTCGAGAAATCTCATACAAATCCTGAGTAGAAGCTCCAGAAAGGAGGGCGGATTCGTTGTTCCAATTAACTCGTACAGAGTTAATCTTCAAGAAACTATCAGGTTTATCAAAAGTAGAAGTAGCTTCAGATCGACGAGCGAAGAGCATCATGTATCGAGGAACTTGAGAAAGACGGATACTATCGGAGAACTCACGACGAGAATCACCAGCAGGGAGAACACTCAACTGACGAATGTATTCACGAGGTTTGACATAAGACAAAGTCTGAACAGCAGGGATAGGCTGCAAATTGTCAGGAGTCAAGTAGCATACAAGAACTTCAGGAGCTTGGTAGAAAACAGCGTTTACAGAAGTGATGTTTACACCAGGAGCAAGACGAGGAGCACAAGTCAAGAAACGCTGAGTATCAGCTTTGAAACGAAGGTTCAAGTGAATCTCGTTAATATTAACGAGACCTTCACGTTGGCGACCACATCCGTTAAAGAGAGGCGAGATAAAAATAGGCTCAACAATTTCAAATCGGATAGTCTGGGGATCAATAACTTCCCCTCGATAAGAGCCGCGAGGGGGCTCAGCAAAAAGCTCACCATATTCAGCTGCAACATTACGGTTTGTGCCAAGAGCAAGATAGTCGTCTAGTTGCTGAAATTGGCAAGGCTGAGCGGCAGTAGTAGACCAAGATTTGCGTCTTTCATCGGATTCGTTTCCATAGCAAAGCTGGGCGTGGAGAATATCTCCAGTAGTATCAGAGACCTGCTCCCCGTTGATTTTTAAACTGGTGACATCAATCAAAGAGTTCATAGGCATCTGACGCAAACAATCGTTGGAACCAATTTCAAGGTCTCCACCAGTTACTTTGACTTCAACATAGTAGCGAACTTTCATATAAGAATCAACAATAGTCTGGTTGCTAGGTGGGTTAATAGTCCATATCGCTGAAACAAGAGGAGCATTCAACTGATAAGAATCAGCAGTCAATGTCTGGTATGTGACACGCTGGGCTCCTTCGTGGATTACATGAAGACTTTCAGCTTCAGAAACAACATGGGTACGTGGATCTTTAGAGACGACGAATGACATTTTTATTATATTATATATATAATAAAGAAAAAAAAAATTATAGAAACGCAGAATAAATTATTTTGTATATATTTTTAGGTGTCATTCCATTGTTCTCCATAATTTTGTGTCATTACAACAATCCAGAAATCTGGTGGATAATGTTTATTTTTCATAAGTAAATCTGCAAATTCTTTGTGTGATAAATTTCTATGTTTAATTCTAGCACCTGCGTATCTCCCACATGTATTAGTTTTATCAGCCATTCTTTGTAGTTTATAATGACTTGAAATAACATTATATCCACTTACATCTATAAGATGTGATAAGTGCGGAGTTTCAACCCCTTTATGTCTTCTCATATGAAATTCTGAAAATTTTAATTCTTGATCAATATCAAATCCATAGGAATCAAAGAAGTATATTGTATTACTTTCACGCCATAATGAACACCAATGACCTGAATTAACAGAACTTTGATACAGAATAATTGCTCCTAGATTATCTCCTAATACTTGATCGATATTATCAAACTTTTCAAGTTCATGATATCGGTATATTTTGTATTTGTTTTCTGTAAGGTCTTTCATATTCTCACCAGAAAATGCATAATCTTCACCTTGTAATATTAGTTTATCCATTTTAGTATATAATATATGTATATAAATTTAATAAGGAACTTGTGCTGGTAGGTATTGGTTGTTTTGTGTTCCAGCAAAAATAACTCTATTCAATTCATCTCTATTTTTCATTTCTTTTTTTGTATTAATTTGAATAACCTGTGGAACTTCTGTTACATTAAGAGAACTTAGAGCAGGTCTTGTAGATGATACAGGTTTTTGCATAAGTCCCCAATAATCATATCCAGGAGGAGCACCTTCTAATACTCCCAAAGGAATTTTATGTCCATGAAATGAACTCATACTAGTTCTCATTCTATTTTTCTGTGATAGATCCGCCTGCCATATGGCTTCGTTAGAAATACTTTTATTAGGATCTCCGTATAGTTTTCTTTCATTCATTCTTAGATTAGATGCTTCAACTGGTATTTGAGACCACCGCATTAATTCAGTAATATTACCACTCATATTTATCTTATTATAATATATAGTAAGATAATAATAAAATGTCTTTTAAATTATCAAAACAAAAAAGGTTGAATGGAAAAGACCCTATTGCAAAAGTAAAAGGAGGGAAGAATCATAATATGTATTTGTATTTATCTGACTTTGTATTTAAGATAGATGATATACCAGAAGAAATGATTAAACATTTATCACAAAAAGAACGAGATGAATTGAATGATTGTTTAAAATCAGGTTATGAACCAGAAGATGAAGATTTAACTAAGCTTATGTATGAATGTAAAAAGTTTATTAAAACAAAAAATTGTAAATTTATTTTACGAGATACTCAAAGTAAATTTATGTATATGCCGTCTAAAAAAGTTATTGAAAGATGTTTAATATGTGGTATATCTGGAAGTGGTAAAAGTACATGGGCTTCTTCGTATATTAAACAATGGAGAAAAGAACACGGAGGTAATAGTAAAAATAGAAGACCATTTTATATTGTATCTAATCTTGATGAAGATGAAGTATTAGATAAATTAGACCCTGTAAGACTTGATCCAGAAGATATAGCGTACAACGGAGTTAGTATTGAAGAAGACCCAGATGAAGATGAAGATAGTTTGTACGATTCACTTTTACTCTGTGATGACATAGACACTATTGAAAATGTAGCAGTAAGAAAAGCTACAAGGTCTTTTTTGAATAACATGTTGGAAATATCGAGACACTACAAGACATACATACTTATTACTGCACATGTTATACAGAATAACTATGTATCAAGGGTTCAACTGAATGAAGCCAATGTCGTAGTATTATTTCCAAAAAATAATACACGAGCGGTTCGAAACTATTTGAAATCATATGAGTATTTCACAGAAGAACAAATTGATAGAATCTTAAATATTAATTCAAGGTGGGTGGCTCTTGTAAAACATTATTTTCCTGTTTTCATCTTAACTGAGCGCCAGTGTTATGTGGTATAATTATTTCTTTTTCTTTTTTGCTTCCTCTACCTTTCTTCTTCGTTCTTCTTCAATAGTAGGTAATCCAAGAACTCGTCTTCTCAATGCATTAGCTTCTCTCAATAGTTTAAATCCTTTTGATTTTATTTCTCTTGCTTTCTTAAATTTTGCACTTGTTGTTGTATCTTTACCTGTTCTTTCTGCTCTGTCTTGTTCTTCTTCCGTCATCTTATCTCCTTTTTTTATTAGTTTATTCGCTCGCTCTTTCATCTCCTCCCACGACTCCTCTTTTTTTTCCTCTTGCGGTTGTTGTCTAGTTGTTGTTCTTCTTGTTCTAGTAGGTGTTCTTCTTTCTACTTGTATTTGTGAGTTTTCATTTATACTAGGATCATTTCTTGCTGAGTATAATCTCTTTGTTGGATCTAAAGCACTATATCCAAGTCTTCTAGCTAATCTTCCCATTTCATCTTTTTTTAAAGTGGATATAGAACCAAGACTTCCGCATCGTTTTTCTTTTGCAGATTTTAAAAATTGATAATAATCTTGTTTAGTAGTCATATTTTATTATTTATATAATATAAGATAATAAAATATATTTAAGATTTATACGAAAATTATTTCTTTTTCTTTTTCTTATCAATCATTGATAATAATTTAACTTGTTTTTCTGCTTTGGTCTTTGTAGTACCTTTGGCATGAACTTTTCCAGTCTGTTTATTTTTTACTCGATATTTACCAGTCGATAGCTTTTTAATAGTATATGGCATTCTATATAATATATTAAGATTTAAATTGTTTTACTCTACCAGTTCGCTTCTTCTCCCTTTTAGCTCTTTCAATTTCTTTTTTACTTAATTCTTTGAAGGTTGTTGGTGTCTTAGATGTAATTCTTTTAGTAGGGCGAAATATATCACCTTTTTTTTGATATGTGGTTTTTCCTTCTTGCGTTCGCCACCTTTCTCGAAACCAATTTTTTAATTTATCACTCTTACCTGTATAAGCTTTTTTATTTTTTCCGTGTTTCTTTTCAAACGCTTCTTTGTATTGTTTCACGAGTTGTCCTGAACGGTAGGCACTATGTACTTTATACTGGTCATACACTTTCTTTTTTATTCTATCATATAGTTTCTGGTCTGTAGGTTTTGAACTCATTCGTATATATTATATATAAATAATATATAATAACAGATATATACAAAAATGAATAAAAGAATAGTAAATATTATAATGTCTGATGAAGATATGCAGGGGTATAAAGTAACTATGGTAGTTGATGAAAATACTACTGAAAATTATTTGTTAAACTATATTATGGAACAAGTAAGTAATTTTCTAGTAGAACACAATCTAATTAATATTCAAGAGAGACTTTATAACAAGATTTTACATATACACGGTTGGATACCTTCTGAAATATATATGGAAACACAATTAGATTACTTTGTATGTAGTGGTTGTGCTGATACTATGAATGATGATGATAATTTCATACAAATTTAATTTAGTATCTGTATCCCATAATCTCTATACATTTTTTTATTGTTATAGTAGATCCAGTCAGTAGTAGTTGGAGAATTTGGTATAGTAAATTCATCGCTATTCGTAGAGGAGGATTCGTAGTTAATATCCATAAAATTATCATCAGAATTATCATCTCTGTATATATTATCATAAGACATTAAAATTGCTATTACTTGACCCATTGTATATTATTTATCTGTTATTTTCTTTATCTATCTCCGCACCATATAAATCATCATCAAATTGATAAGCACTCCAATCAATATTACATATTGTTTCAATATCATAATCATTTTCTTCTCCTTTATAACAACATAACATATACAGTATTACTTCATATAACGAACTACAAAACTTACACATATATATAATATATAGACATATTATATAGATGTAATGGGATGTACTAAATCTAAAGTTCAAGATACAGTAGATTCTACTTTATCTGATGAAACTTCAGAAATGATTACACAATATGAAACAATACAAAGAAGAAGGCTTTCGTATCCTATTGAAAAAATATTTTTACCTCCTGTTAGGAGAAGAAGATCACGGTGTCAATCAGAATAAGCGTTTATTTATTGAAATAATATTCTTAAATATATTATATGAATAAAACATCAACAGAAATACTACAACAGGTTACAACTGATCTATTTATCGTAAAAGAGAAAATAACAGATAAAGAATATATGATGATATTAAATAGATGCAAAAATCTTTTCGAACGAATTGATAAAGATAAAAATACAACATTAGAATTATACAAGAAATATGATAGACTAAGAGACAAGTACATAAAATTAAGTAGTTGTTTCTGTAATTTGTATCACGACACCCACGAACCAAGTGATGAGGAAAATTCTCTTATTACTTTTCAAAGAAGTGACTAGTCCGCTAAATATATAAAGAAAAGCGGATATATAATGTATAAGTAAATATGTCCGATTATTCACAAGGTAAGATTTACATGCTCACATCTCAACAAACTCCAGAAGTTTATATTGGAAGTACGAAAGAAACTTTAGAGGAACGATTAGACATTCATAAAAATCATTATAAATTATGGTTAAAAGGAAAATATAATTATGTTACATCATTTGAAATAATACAATATGATGATTGTGAAATACATCTTATAGAAGATTATCCATGTGAAACAAGAAAAGAATTAGAAAAAAAAGAAGGAGAGTATCAAAGAATGATGGATTGTGTAAATAAACATATCGCAGGTAGAACAAAAAAAGAATATGACGAAGATAATAAAGAAAAGAAAAAAGAATATATGAAAGAATATTACTCAAACCCAGAAATTAAAGAAAAGAAAAAAGAATATTATGAAAATAATAAAGAAAAGAAAAAAGAATATTATCAAGATAATAAAGAAAAGATAAAAGAATATTATAAAAATAATAAAGAAAAGATAAAAGAATATTATGAAAATAATAAAGAAAAAATTAAAAATAGACCTAAAATAAAATGTGTATGTGGTTCTGAATATAGAAAAGCAGATACTAAAAGACATCAAAGAACACAGAAACATATTAAATATATTGAAGAAATGAAGGAGAAAGCAGACGCTACTAATTTAAATGAATTCTTTGAACAATTCAAATTTAAACTTACTACAAAATAATATTTATATATAGTATAGTAATGTATAGTTATATTTCTTCGTGGTTCTATCCAGTAGAGGAAGAAATAGTCGTAAGTCCAAAAACAAAAAATAACAGACATAATGTATTAAAAGAAATTCGATCTTTTGATAAAAATATTTTACTTGCTGTTCCACAAAGTCTTGAGACATTTATAGGAGAA